TGGTGATTTAGCCCGCTACTCCGAGAATGGTAACGGGCTATTCATTACTACCAATTTGGTATTTGATTAATTCACCGCCTCTCTAACTTTCTTTTTCAGTAAAGGTGGGATTTCCTGAATGACTGGTTCCGGTGCTGGCATAGGTTTTACGATAAGCCACTCATGAGATGGATCACTCACAAAGATACTCGTTATAACTTTATTCATCGTATATACAACCATCCATCCACCTAATACGCGAACCCTCGACGTCATCTCATCGATTTGTTCCCATCCCCATCTAATTTTCTTCATTAGTTACTTTCCTTATTTTCAAATGTTTCAATTAATTCTTTGTACAAAACATCCATTGCATTGCTTTCAGTTATAAGCCCATTAGCTTTGTATGCTCGTCGCTTAAGATCAATGCGTGTTAACACCTCTACAATCGCTTCATCAAACCCACGATCATAATCTTCTATCTCTTTTGATAAAATCTGAATGCGCCTTAATTCATCCATTAATTCACTACTCATATTTTTTCTCTAAAGGTGGTAATTCTTCTCGTCGGATATTAACATCTTTCGGTGCTTCGATACCAATTTTAATCTGGTTACCATTCTTTCCTACAACCACTACTGTTATGTTATTTCCAATTATAATCTTTTCACCTATACGCCTTGTTAATAGCAACATCCTGTTATTCCTTTTAGTTAATTAAACCTTTAATTTGAGTGGTCTTGTAATAATAAATTTTGTTCCGTTATAAACAAATTCATTAATTCCCTTAAGATGTTTTTCAATATCTACTTCAATACCTTCTTTTATTCTACGCCTATGTGATCTTACCCAATGTAATATTGGACGCTTACGACCAGTTTCAGTCATTGGTAATTCACGCGAATAGAATAAGGATTTAATTTGTTCTGGATAAACTCCGAATGTGGCTTTCGCAAAACCTTCATTAGCGGTGACATTCCATAAATGTTTTTTATCACTTCCAAGACCTAATACACATGAAGCCCAAACAATATCAGATCTTTTATTATTATTGTCATATTCTATCCCTGTAGCTGCAACAATATGCTTTCTATCTTCAGGACTATAAAAGTAAGTATCATGAATTTTTCCATTCATGTCGACAGTAAAAAAGGTTCTTTGTATTCCTAGCTTATTGTCTATTGTTGGGCATAAAAAAGTTAAGGAATAAGGAACTTCATCTCCTAAATATGAAATTAATTTATGAGTTTTAACTCCTCCTGGTAATTCATTCATTCTTTTAGCGTGTAAAATAGTTAAATATTCATTTTTAGCAAAAGTAATTCTTTTTTCATCATCAGGTAACGGTTTCCAAGTAATAGATACTTCAGCTGGAAATCCATCTACTTTGACTTGTAATTCATCCGATAAAAACCCTCTATCATCAGGAGAAAAATAACAACCAAATTTTCTGATTTTTAACAATTCTTTTTCATTCACTTTGAATTGACGAGGATAGTATTTATTTTCTTTTGCTTCATTTGTTTCATATAAAGCAATTAAGCCACGTGTAACTAAATCCTCAAACTCTTCTTTATCCCAGTAACCTTCTTGCATCAATTCAACTCCTTATATTTCATTTCCATCATTAGTCTAGCTTCCCATATGTCTTTACAATAGAAAGGATCAAAAATACCTTTTACCCAAGGCATTTGCTCAAAGTTGCGTATCGTTCTATCGTCAGTGTAACGCTTAACTGTTATCTTGCCTTGATCATCTAAATACCCCCAGAATAATAATTTAAGTGTCATTCAAACCCTCCCTTAACTACTTTAATTTTAAACCCCGCTAATTCATGAATCGGTGCAAGTGCAGGATGGAAAAACATTTCATTAATATTACGTATAAGATGAAACTCTTGCTCTTTAGTAAGCAAAACATATTTTTCAATTTTATCGCTATCTAAATAACATTCCATCATTTGATGATGCAGTCGTAAGAAGTCATCCATTATCGGATAATCTTTCTCTAGTATGAAATATACTTTTAACTTATCTTTCATTCTGCTTGTTCCATTTATTCAATTGACGAATTGTCCATGTTATTTCCTGCGTGATTAAATCAATTTGTCCTGTGCAGTCTGGCCAGTTTGGTAACTCAAATGTACGCATTAAATTCTCTAATAATGCCTCTAATCTATCTTTTAACCAGAAGTTTCTTGTTTGTACTATGCCAGTAGTTTTAAGCATCCTCACACTCCACTTAATTAAACTCCAAATGTCTTTTCTCTCTAATCATTTGACAGTAGTCGAGCATTTCTTTTATGTCTTGATATACATCCTCTATTTGCTGTTTCTGATGTTTTATAAATTCATTCGCTTTCTCATCATTCAGTTTAGAGCATGATATTAATGCACATGCAGACCATATCGTAGCGTTAAAGCTTCCCATACACTCTTTCATACTCATAATCGAATCAAGAGGAGCACCTTCGCATGTCATCGCATGTATTGCACTAATGATAGATTTTTCCATTACACCCAATCTCTCTTCCATTGAGTTTAAATCATGTGCGTCTATTCGTGTTGTTTTCATCTAACACTTTCCTTTTTCATGTATGTTTCCGCATTTAGAACAGCGATAGTAGCCTAATAGCTTATGCAGATATTTCATATAATATCCCGCAACATCGTGATGCATATGTTTGAGCACCTAAATTCTCTGCCCAATTTAATTTTGCGTTGCAATTCTTGCAATGCGATTGCCTGCGATTCGTTCTCAGATAATCTTGCGCATCGTTTATATGTTCGCTTGTTACTTTTGGCGTTGGATAAACTGGTTCATCTAGCCCATTATATTCGTTGCAATACTTAACTATATCCTCGCATCTTCCTTGAATATATAGAATATCGTTATTATCGCTTTCCCTTAAAAGATTAAGCTCATTCTTAATCAATACTCTTAATTCATAGTGTGTTAGTTTTCTCATTTAATTAATTCCTTTTGTTTCGCTATTTCAATCATTTTATCAATAAATGGTTTTAGCATTTTACACATTGCCTCTTGTACTTCTCCACCAAATGCTTCGTATCTATCTTCTAATTCAGTGGCAGTCATAGGTTGTTTATAATTACCAAATTCTCTTTTGTGGCCACATCTTTCACATTTAAAGATAATATCTGGCTCTACATCATTGTAATAAAGCGCGTATGGCATTTGGCATTTTAAACAAAGATGTGTGTGACATGTTAGGTGTGTACTCATTATTTAAACCCTTTCTTAATCGGACGGTAATGTTTATAAATCATTGCGCCTAATTCATCATGTAAGCTAGCAAGAGTATATTCCATCACAACACGTTCTTTTTCTGAATAAAGACATTCAAGACTTCTTTTTAACTTGTATATCTCTTCTATCGCAACTTCGATTCCTTTAAACAATCCTTCCTGATAAGTTCTATCTGTTTCCATTATTTGTGTTGCTGTTGGATATTCTAAATCCTTACTCACACCATCTCTCCCTCTTCTTTATTATTGAATTTTTCCAGCATTTTTAAAGCTTCATCCTCTGTGTAATCATCCTTGTTCATCCAAATTACTTTCCTTTTATCTTTTCTATGAATTATTAAAAAATGCTCATTTTCTTTTATTAAAACATATCTATTCTTTAACCATTCTAGTGTGTCTCTTTGAGAGCGCACAAATCCTTTTATTATTTCTGCATCGGTTAATTCACTCATCCTCTCTCTCCCTTAAGCAGCTATTCGATTATAAGATTTACCCTTCACGCTCACACTACCGTGCGAACTCCGTATCTCATCCATACTAAACTTACCTCTACCCTTGCTCTTGCACCCTTCAGGCTTCCACATCCACATAAGCTTCTTCGGTGCCCATCTATACCCTGATTCTTTCAATACTTCCTTGTGTGGCTTAGTATCTCCACTTACCCATATCCACGTACCACATACTTCAATTGTCAATCCCAAGTGAATTATCGCATTCAGTGCTGCGTTTATCTCATCACCCAGATTTAACTCTTCTTCCATCTCTACATTAATCTCATCACTCGCAACGTAGTCCTGCAAGCTCATCCACGCTGCGTTAACTAATTTCATCATCTCTAATCCCGCTGGATTCCGGTCAGGATGATATTTACTGCTTGCTCTCCTGTACGCTGCCTTAATCTCTTCAAAGCTCGCACTTCTTCCCAACTCCAACACGCCTAACGCTTCGTTATGTCTCATTTTCATCCCGCACACTCCCTATCATCAATTAATTAGATTCGTACCATATCCACGCTTCGTAGTTATCAAACATCCACCAACCACTCGCTGCCTTGCTCATGTACTTAGCCCATGGGCACAACTCCTTCGCTTCCTGTCTGCATTCAACATCTACATGTACTACTTTCATACTCACTCTCCCTATCAGTTATTCTTAACAACACGATCATGCTAATCTGTTCTATGCGATTAGTCAACACTCTTTCGCAACTATTTCAACACAACTCAATCGGAACACAACACATCACTGATCCCGCGCTCCTTATATGCCAAACCAAAAAAACGTCATTTCTACACACTTTTTCTAAATTCAGAGGGGGGTATAAACCGGGGACAGGGGGGTGAGTTGGGATTCCGGTGCCCCGCAACTCTCCCATGCATCCTGACAGCTCGAAGTGAGGCTAATTGCGTATAAAATTCAAGAACGTCTGCCAACGTGCATGTGCCGTCGTTCGTAATCTTCCTATTATTAGACGGATTTTGTTGTGAGGTTATTATTGCTTGCGGGAATAGCGGAGGTTTCACGGAGGTTTCACGGAGGTTTAGTTGCCTTCGTTCTACCCAGACGTGTACTTCACCGGGGCCTGCGGAATATCGTAGTTACATTAATCTGGTATAATGTAAGTATGTTTTTTTATAATTACATTAAGGAATGAAGATGGCTGAGATACAGATGTCACAGATTGAATATGACAAACGATTGGATCGTATAAAGACATGTGGCGCGAATAGAGGTGTACACGATTACATTCCAGTAGCGTGGGCTAGAAGTGAAACCACTGAGATGGTTACGGAGTTACTCTGCAGGAATTGCTTAAACCGTGTAACGGTTCAAACGCTGTATGAGCACTTTCATGAGATCAGGATTTAAAGAAGCGAGTCCATGAGTTTAATGCATGCTCCTGATCTGCTTTTCCTTTAGCCGTATTGTAGTATCGTTTGTAGTATTCCCACATGGTATGAAAGGTTGGGTCAGGAAGATCTTCAGGGATTCTCAGATAATGAAGTCTTGCCATTGCGGTTGCGAATCTAAGATCGTATATCATCCTGAGTTCATCGGGCATGACAGGTGCATTGAAGTTATGGAGTAGCTGCAGCTTTAGAGCTTGTCTGTGAGCGATGAAGTTAACCCATATATCATTATAAGTTGCTGGTTCCATTTGGTAGATACCAAGAGCAGGGCCATTAACTTGATGAATATAAGTTCCACCAACAGATTCGACAGCGCAGGTAAAAAGCAATAAAGTGGCAGCTTCTTCGCTATAAAGATTTAAATCGGTGAGTGCTGGCTTGATGATTAGTTGCTTGAGTTGTGCAGCGTCCAGCATTTATTTGTATTCCTTAAAATATAGATTATAATGTGATCAATTATATCAGGTAAAGGTCAAATATGGCAATTGACGGTCTTGCGATATACAAAAAATTAAAGGAAAAGAGAGAAGCTGGCCATGATGGATATGATGAAGCAAAGCATTGCGCTTTAGTTCTGACAATCATGTCAAATCCAGAGAAGGGAACCTATAGTGCTTTCTGTGTGGAATCCATGATTCCCGATTGCACTTTCTATGAATGGTTAAATAAATATGAACTATTTCTCGAATGCTACTGTCTCGCCAAGATGTTTTCCAGAGAGAACTGGGAACGGATGGGTCGTGAGATCAAAGACGAGATAAATCTTCCGGGAACCACAAATAACAAGTTTGAATACTGGAAGATGATAGGGTGGTCACGATTCGGTATAGGAAAGAACTCACGTATCAGACTTACTCTTGATCCCAATGCAAAGCCAAACGAACACTATTCACAACTGCTTAAACAAGCTGCATCAGGTGACTTTACAGCCGGTGAAATTAAGCAGTTAATGGAAGCTGTAAATATAGGCATGAGCGCACATCAGGCATTTGAATTACAGAAAGAGATTGACCAGTTGAAAGCAGACTTGGCAGTCATGAAAGAGAATTCTAATGGCAACAATACTTTCGCAGATAAAAGAACTCCGTAAAAAGATCCGCATACCTTGGCGGATTGTTTACGTTGATCGAAAGATTGAACCGCATGAATTCGCTGAGAAAACAATATATGTTCATATCTGGATATAGGAGAAAGTATTATGCCAAAGTTTATTGATGTACAAGGAATGGGAATTAGTTCGCAAGCAAGAACAGGTCATGGCTTAAGCGGTAAATCTGATCGTGGAGTTGGAGGTGCAATAGGTGACTTCTTTAGTAAAACCACTGATCCATTTGGTACGGTATCCGATGCCTATCACGCAGTAACCGGTACACCAACTGCATCAGATAAACGTGATGCTGCAGCGTTAGCTAATGCACAGATTCAGGCATACAAAGATGCAACCGATCTGACAAGGCAAGGCATTGAAGAAGCCAGAAAGCAAAGAGAGACTGAACGCAGACGTATCGAAGAAAAGCAGATTCGTGGCTTAAGAAATCGTAGCGGTCGCGGTGGATTAATGAGTAGCCAGTCTGATTCCAGTAACAAACTTGGTAGTGGATCAGCCCTTCCCTCTAAATTAGGTACTGCATAATGGATACAGATCAAGGTCAAGGCACGTTAGGAACACCGAATAATTTACTCGAAGTTCTGCGCAAGCGTTACAACGCTGCAAAGTACGTGGCTGACCTTTGGATTCCTATTATGCAGGCATCCTTTTTTTATGCCATTCCATTCCGTAACCGATACTATTTACCCGGTAAGGAATTTCAGGGAACGGCACAGAACACGCGCGTATATGATACAACTGCAGTGGAAGGTGTTAAGACCTTCGTATCCAAACTTCACGAGACAATGACACCCCCACAAACACAATGGGGATTTCTCGAAGTAGATGATGCAATGGTTGATGATGCTGATCGTGATGTTAAAACACTGCAGAATGCCCAGTTAGTATTAAACAAATATACCCGTCATCTCTTTAGTCTCATTCATGGTTCAAACTTTGATGTTGTAATTAATGAATGCTATTACGACTTGTGCGTAGGCACTTCAGCACTTGTGATTAACCAGTATCGTGATGACCAACCTTTCCTTTGTACATCCATTCCAATGGATAAGCTTGCAATTGAGGAAGCTGTAAACGGTAAGGTAGAGAGTTGGTATAGAACATGGCAGAACCTGAAGATATCAGAGCTAAATACACGCTGGCCTAAAATCGTTCTTACGCCTGATCTTGTCGCTGATCTCATGAGTGACTTTGATGCCAAGGTAAAGAATGTATATGAAGGTGTTTCGTACTTTCCGAATGAACCAAAGAATTATCTTTATGCTGTGTGGGCAGGTGAAGGAATTCTTTATTCGGAATGGCTTGAATCTAATCCTGGTATTATCTGGCGATTCCAGAAAACGAATAATGAGACGTGGGGCCGTGGCCCTGTCATGGAAGCATTGCCTTCCATCATCTCGCTGAATGAGATGGCGCGTATCGAATTAGCCTCAGCTAACTTAAATACTTTCCGTCCATACATGGGATTCTCAGATGCGGTATTTAATCCTCATACTTTTAAGCTTGAACCTTTCACTATCATACCTATTGCACCGATTGGAACTGGCGGGCAAGTCCCACTTATACCTTTACCTGTCAGTGCAGATCCCAACTTTGCTCAGTTTACTATTGCTGATTTGAGAATGCAGATTAAGGCATTATTGTTTGCAGAAGAACCACAGGATGCACGTGGTATACAACCACAGACTGCATATGAGTTATCACTGAAACAACAAAACCTTGCCCAGAAGATTGGCCCGTTATTTTCAAGACTGCAGCAAGAATGTCTTGAACCTATCTTCTATCGTTTTGCCTATATTGCCCACAAAATGGGTATTTTACCCATACCTGTAATGGATGGTGTTCCTATTCGCTTCAGATATAAATCACCTCTTGCACTGGTTAAAGGACAGCAGGACATGGCAAGGTTTATCCAGTTCGTTCAAACCATGCAGGGAATCATGGGGCCAGAAGCAACGCAGGTTTATATCAATCCGGCAACAACGCCTTATCTACTGGCTGATTCATTGCAGATTGATGCGAGATATCTCAATGATCCTAATGCAGTGGCACAGACAATGCAGAACGTACAGAACCAGCACAATATGCAACAACTGGCTAATTCATCCGGTATGATGCCAGAACAACCACAAAATCCGGCTAACCCAATCGTCACAACAGGTCAATAAAAGGAAACTGCATGGAATTAAAAGATAATCCGTTATTGCAGCAAGAAGACTACAGCGCAGGTTATAACGAAAGTATTGAGAAGATGAAAAATCAGCCTGATCTAGTGGCTCTCGATAAGCTCTGCTATGAACTCTTTCGCATGAATGAAATGGGTAGAAAGTTCATTGAGCTGGTCACTGAGCGATATCTCATACCTCCAATGGCTGATCGAAACTCTCCACACTTTGCAACGAGTGCTATCTGGGCTGAAGGATTTAAGGATTTCGTTCGGATGATAAGACATGCTGCTATGTCTCATGAACAGCGCATCAAGGCGGAGACTGGCAAATGACAGATGAAAACCCATCGTGGTTTATAGATGAAGGTGTACCAGGTGTAGGTGAGCGACCAGCATGGCTAGGCGAGAAATTTAAAACGGCAGCGGATCTTGGACGGAGTTATTCGGAACTTGAAAAGAAATTCTTCACCGATCCAGAGGAATATGATTTTCATAAATCGAAATTCCTTGATGCTGACTATGCGCCTTTTCAGGATCTTCTTGCGCTTGCAAAGAACAACAGGGTTCCAAAAGAAGTCATGGACAAGATGGTTGATTCATTCGACAAGTACATGGATGAGTTCTCTATTGATCCTGAAGAAGAGACAAAAAAGCTTGGCGATAATGCGAAAGAACGACTGGTAACCCTTGATAACTGGGCAAAGGCAAATCTTAGCAAGGAATCATATGAAGCACTTGCCGGTATAAGAAGCGCGGATGGTATCAAGGCACTTGAAGAATTAAGGGGTAAAATGATGAGCGGTAATCCTGTAGTACCTAACGGCAATGATGGTGGAACATCCAGCTCTGCGACACTCGATGATTTAAGATCTGAATTATCTGCGAACCTTGAAAAGTATAAAACCGATCCTCATTACAGAAAGGATCTTCAGTCAAGACTTGAGGTTGCCAGTAGAAATTCTGGCGTTCTTGACAAGAATGGCCCATAACATGCTATATTATTATCCAATACCTTTCTGAAACTGACGAATCGGGAAGGGTTGGATAACTTAACACATGACCTCTGAGAAGGGATAATCAAGCGTGGTAAGCCCTAAGCAAATTTAGTCAAAGAACTTATTGATTAATTTATTAGGAGACTTCCATGTCTACTTCCTTGACCGCTGTCCAACAAATAGAATTCGATGCCCTTGTTAAAGCTGAATATCAATCTCTTGGTTTTTTGTTACGTGACACTGTTCGCGTACGACGTGATGTTATTGGTGCGACTGTTTCATTCCGTAAGGTAAACCAGATTCAGGCCGTTCCAACTGGTTACCAGCAAACTGTTGTGATTCAAGATCCCGGTTATACTCAGGTTTCTGCGATTCTCCAAAAGTACACTGCACCAACTGCAGTAGATACCGTACAGGAACTAACCGTTAACTTTGATGCCAAGATGGAAAACGCAATGCTGGTAGCAAATGCATTAGGCCGTCGTTCGGATCAGATCATCATCAATTCCCTTGCTGTCAGCCCCGGCGACACCATTGTAGATGGTGGTACTAACTTCACTTACACCAAATATACCCAGATCATAGAGTTCTTCGATAACAACGCTGTTCCATTACCAGAAAGATTTGTTGCAATGTCAGCAAATAACTTCAGATCATTACTGGCGCAGGATCAGTTTGTTTCTACTTTCTACACACAAAACCGTGTGCTGGATAAGGGATTCATTCGTGAATATCTCGGTATTAATGTAATCATCATTCCTGAAATGACTGAAGGTGGCTTGCCGTTAACAGGTGATATCAGAAAGACATTTGCATGGCACAAACAATCCACTGGTATGGGTATTGGTCATGACTTCAGAACAGAAATTAACTATTTGCCACGTGAAACCTCATGGCTGGTAAATGGTATTTTCTCAGCCGGTGCTATCACAATTGATAACAAAGGTATTATCGAAGTCGATTGCGATGAATCTGTGTAACTAACGAATTAACATTTGGAGTCAATTATCATGGCTTATACTGATGCAAACTGGACATGTATATCTTCAGCCCTTAACCAAGGTCAACAAACCGTAACCCCTTTTGGTGGTTCACCTACTGTCATTAACGCACCGAATATTTTCATTTACGGTAGCCCAAATGACACAGTAGCAACCATTATTGCTGCTAATTACTTCTTATCCAAATATGCCATATTCAAAGTTGGCGACTGGATTTTAGGTAATGGTACTGATGGAAGTTTCTCCGTTATTATTGCAACTGTTTCTGCAACTTCGGTCACCGTAACAAGCACTGGATTAACGACTGCAATTAACACTGCAGATATCGTAGACAATGCAGTTACCTTCGCCAAGTTTCAGGAACTTGCTCTACATACATTGGTTGGTAACCCAACTGCTGGTACGACTGAAGCTTCTGAAGTAACGCTAGGAAATGGTCTGGAATTCAGTACCACCACTCTGCGCGTTCCTTTAACTACACTCCAATATGTTGCTGTTCCAATCAGTGCAGTTGAATTTAATGGTATGTACGCAGCTCCCAAGTTACTCATAGCTAATGGCGGTGCAAATACTTTATTAGTATTGAAGCAAGCTCAGTTATTAATGACTTACAACTCTGCAGCTTATGCAGCTGGTGGTACGGCAGCAATTCAATACGACAGTACTGCAAACGGTGCTGGTGTTATTGCTTCAACTACACTTGCCAATACCATATTCCAGGGAACTGTAAGTATCGGTCTTAACTTGAACCCAGGTGTGGTAACGGAAACGTTTAGTACCTGTGTCAATAAAGGCTTGTACTTGTCGAATATCAGCGGTGCATATACAACCGGTAACTCTGCGTTCGTAATGCATTTATGGTATGCAACGATACCTACAGTATAAAGAATAGAAAGGAGCAGATCCTATGGCCTTGACCAAGACCAAAATTGTGAGTCTCGCAGTTATGTTGCTTGGTCATGCTCCCATCCAGACTTTGGATAACGCTGATGATTTGGTTATCGCTGCAGATCAGGCATATGACATGTTATTGCCTAGTGTGCTCGGTACTGGTAATTGGCGTTTTGCCATAACGATCTCACAACTAAGTCTGTCACCCATGATTCCAGATCCAAACACAGGGTGGCAGAATATTTATTTATTACCTTCTGGTTATCTTAAGAATATCAGGATAATCCCGCAAAATTATGTTTACGAAATATATAACAGCAATCTGATTTACTGTAATTGGGGAACTCAATCTCCGATGTTTATGGAGTATGCTTTTCTCCCCGATGTAAGTTTGTTGCCTATGGTATTCGTGAATTACTTTATCTATGAGATTGCAGCATTTGTAGCACTCTCAAGCGCACAGAAACCTGATTACTACGGTGCACTGGAACAAAAGAGAATTACTCAACTGGCTATTGCTGCAGCGACAGATGCACAGAATCGTCCTCAGCTAAGTCCAGTAATCATGCCAGTTTTAGCGAACAGGAATATTACTGGTATAATTGGGCCACAAATAGGTTAAGCAAAGTGAGAAATAAATGTATCAATTATGGTCGCAGGATAATTTCTCAAAAGGTGAGTTATCACCTTACATGTATGCTCGCGCGCAAGTGCAGCAATATTACAATGGTCTAAAAACCGCACAGAATGTTTTAACATATC